AGGAGACGCCCACTCTTGTGAGTTGAAAATCGATTTGATAATCGTATCATAAGTAACTGTTGTTTGATTGATAACCTCAACGTCAATAACATGAGATCCTTTTGAGAGAAATACTTTCTTGGTGTCTGGACTATTAGTTCTAAACCCACCAAGTCTTGGTTTTGTGCTATTAAATCCAAGACCGCCAGCTATTTGTTCATTACCGTCAATTAATATCCTTCCACCATTGTCTACAGTTCCTTTCAATCCATAGAACCCTTCAAATGGAACATCAATAGTCCAAGAATTTTGATATACAATTCCACCACCATCAGTCCCCTCTTGGGCCAATGGTTTGATTGGAGACATTGCATATCTATTTGTAAAATCAGACCAAGATCTTATATTACCTGGAAAAGAGTGGGTTACTGGATACCATTGTTCTTTTGCACCAGAAGTTCTAGTTGTCCAGAGTGGATTAGGCGGGCATCTACCCTCCTGAACTGGAGGTGGTTCTTGGGGAACAATTGGTTCGGGAGCATCAATGGTAAGTGATACGCCCATTGGGTTCTGATTCCAAGATTTGGGAGAGATTCTGGTTACATCTGTTCTACTACCAGTAATTCTGATAGCAAGAGCCATTGGATTGGTTCCCTTAACACCAGTAAATCCAAACTTTCCTCCAGGAATTTGTAAAAGTTCTGTTCTAATTCGATACTTTCCTTTTTTAAAGAAACGAGTATATGAGGATTTGCCAGTTGAATTATCGCTACTTGGTTTAAATCCTTTCTTATCAATGACTACCTCAGCACCTTCATCATTGCTGATATAAATTGTAACACTATCATCAACTTCAACTTCGATTTCGTAGTTGCCATCTGCGGGAAAATCAATACCATCCCACCGAATAACATGAGTTCCTGCGTATGGATTATCTTCTAGTGTTCGGGAGGTGTCAAATGGACAGACACCATATTGATTTAGAAATCCACCTTTATTATATACATTTGTTCTCCACAGTTTTCTATCAGATCTACCAATCCAGTCAATTGTATTGAATACTTCAGTTGTAATAATATCAGTATCAGGACCTTTTACTACTTTCTTTGGTCTAGATTGTTGTTTGTTTGTAGTACTGAGAATTTCTACAGATGCATTTATATCATCACCATCCCTATCAAATAAGTTTATGATGCCATACTTAATAGAATCTTGTCCATATGCCGTGTTTCTTTTTGCAAGTTTTGGTGTCTTGACAGAACCTTTGAATATGATTGGACCATATCCTTCTTCACTTCTGGCAAAAGTTTGAGAAGAACTGACCTTTCCTTTTTCTTTCCAATTACGATCATCTTTTTGTCTAGTTAGAATAAGATCTGGTCTTCCTGGAGAGTTTGGAATTCTTATCTCAGTAGCTGCTGTGCCTGCATTGTTTGGATTATCATCATATTTAAATGAAAGGGCAACTTGTACATCATCGTTTCCACCAACGGTCATGTAAATGCCATCAGATTTTTGAATGAAATCTACTCCAGCGACTTGTGTTTCATAAGCACTAATATTTGTGGTTTCATAAATTGGTTTGTTTAGTAGTTCAACCTTGACTGTATGCAATCCTTCTTCATAATACTTTTTGATTAGATTTCCACCGCTCTGGAAGTGACCAAGGTCAGCAATAAATTGATTATCTACATAGAGTTTTGCTACGTTATCCTTTACTCCTCTAAATTTATATTCACCAGTTGTTGGGAAGTCTAAGTTCCACTCAAAAGTAAATAGAGTTCCTGCAAAATCACTACCTCTCGCATTTGATGGTGGTTTGGGAGAGATAGCATACTTGTTCATAAAACTGCCCCAGCGAACAGCATTTGCAGGTATACCGTCTGGATAAGCCTTCTCTACAAATGTTTTATCAGTGACATGATGATATCCACCGATAACATTCTGATCGCTTGAAGATATTCTAGATGGTTTGATCTTTCTTGTGTTGAAAAATCCACCCTCAAGAGCACGAACATCACGTTGAAATTCTTGAACGTCTCTTAAAATTGGATCCGATCCACCAATAAAAGAAGTTGGTTTCCACTCTCCAAGATCCTCTCCATTAGGACCCCAAAGTCTGCCATAGGGGATTAACGTGCTGTCGCAGAGAAAATACTCTTCATAATCATCTGCACGATCATAGTATTGATAGATAAAGGTTTCATTTTTACCACGATACCCACGAATAGTACCTGTCCTTGATTTTAAAGTTCTAGTAGTAGTGAAAGTTAATCCTTCCGTGACACTGGCGTCAGATACAATAACAATGTCGTCTCCTTCGACTACAAGTTCACCAAGAACTGCCGTAAGAACTGCACCACCACCATAGTCCGACTCATCATTGGCGCTGACTAGAGGTTGAAATACATAACCATTACCAGTTCGTACAATATCTACAGCAAGTAGAGAACCATCGCGTCCAATGATAGGGTTTCCTACTGCACCAACTCCACCACCACCTATAATTTCAATCTTTGGTGGTCCTACCTTTACCTTTTGATTTACTCCAGCACAACTTTCCTTTCTATTTAAAACATCATTAGTCGTGAGTTCGTTGACTTCATTGATGTTGAGGTACTTAAGTTTATTATCGCCCGACTTAAATATAAAAACTATTCCAGGATCTTTCTGGGCAATTTCATTTGCCTTACACACAGAAATCCCTTCAACGAAGCCGTTTTTGCTATCAATATATCCAACTCTAATATCAGAGTCTTTATTGAGAGGACCGAATAACTGACTACCCATTTTCTATATCTGCGTAACTATATTTATGACGACTCTGCCGATCCTGCTTTTTCAAGATCAACGTCTGCTGAATCTCTTGGTGGTGTTGCAAATGGTTTAGATTCTTGCGGAGTTACACTTGCATCAGTGCCAGATGCCTTCTCAGCAACAGCATTGATGTTGGGATTCTCTGATTGTGATTGCCCACCTGAACCACGGGCAAATTGATAGAAGTCACTGATAGAGGGTTTTGGAATAACATCACAACCAAAAACACTGAACTGTATATTCTCAAAGGATAATGCTGATGCCATATTACCAGCAATACCATCAATAGATGGAACAGCATTAGAGATATCAGTCAATCCACTCTTAACCGCGTTCAATTGCTTACTGACTTCTTCCAAGAATGAACCAACCTTATCGATAATGTCATCTACCGTGTTAGTAATTTCTTTTTTGTTTGCAGAGATTGAGTCTCCAGTCAATGATTCAACATAACAAATAGGCACCTTAGGGACTCTATCGTTTGGTGTAATAGTATTGGTATCTAACTTTTCAAGGAAGTCACCAACATTTCCACTGTTATTACCGGCACCTATCATACCCAATCCTTTCTTAAGGATACTGCATAGTTGTTCTTGTAACATGCCAATGATCTTTTCAAATAAGCATGTGATCACTTTTGTGATTTGCTCTTTGAGATCAGAAACTGTGTTCCTCATATTGGGGAACATAAGATTTACTGTGGGTGCTATTGTTTTATGAACTTCCTTGAGAATAAACTCAAGCATCTTATCATAAATGGGTTTCATATACTTTGCAAGTTTAGCACAAGCAGAATTGATTATACTCTCAATACTAGAAAGAACACTGGTAGCTGCGTCAACATATGATAGAGCAGTTTCCAAAACTTTATTAATATCATTGGTAAGATTATTCAAGATAATCTGAATATTCTTTAATGAAGAATTAATAGAATCATAAGGATTGTCAAGAGGAATCTTTCTGATTTGCCTTTCATGCTTCTTGACATCAGCGACTGCTTGCTGATGAACAGCATCAGCACTCTCTTTTGTTGCTCCTGGTTGTGAAGGTGCAGCAGGACTCTCTGCTGCTGATTTTCTTGCAGCAATGCCGTCAGCGACGGCCTTCATTACAAAGTTTTCTTTTTCTTGTCCTTGAAGGCCCTTTTCTTCTGCTTCTGCTCTTGCGTTTTTTGCATCCGCTAACTGCTCTTTAGTTAGAGCTTTGTCTGATCTTAACCCGTACTTATTAAGTTTGACTCCTGGTGGTGCAGGGTCAGTATCTGCTACTTGCTCAGGAGTCTTTGGTTTAGTGATTACAAGGTCAGAATCAGGAACTGTTCTGTTAGGATCAGTTTCTCCTTTACTTGACTCTGCAAATCCACTGGTGGGGCCAAAGTTAGAATCAGTTGTTCCTGTTTTAGTCTTGAGTGCAGTCTGAGCATTGTTGCCCAAGACACCCATAATAACAGGAACTTGCATGTCTTGCCCATCCAAGAAGAAACCGAAGACAAAGTTGCCCTGTCTTAAGTTTGTTGTTTGAGATGAACTGCCTTGTCCACCACCAGCAGTGGTGGGATACATGATTTGCGCCCAAGGAAGTTGATCTGAAGGGATCGTTTCTTCTTGTTGATCATGATAACCAATGATACGGACTTTAAATCTTCTAGAGTGTCCTGGGACTTGTGAAGCGGATTCGTGCTTTCCCGCAGCAGTATTATCGCGCCAGGTTGCATCATCTGCAATCTGCCCGACCCACCAATTAAAATGAGATCCTGCGAACCCTGAAGTGAAAAGCGATCCGTTCTCCATTAGTTATTAATCATCGTAAATTAAACATTCTGGTTCTGATGGATTTGCATCACAAAATAGTTCTAGTGGTGAAGGATCGTGATGATCTCCTGCTTCAATTTCTTTTTTGTGATGCTCTACATAATCTTTTAACTCATGCAATTCACCTTCGATATGACGACGCTGCTGAGGTGATATAGTTGGATTGTCTAAGATTTTATAATCTTCTTCGACATGTTCTTCGATTGTTCTTTTTTCTGACATTTTAGTTTACCCTCCTTCCATAAGAATCTCTAATAAGATTTAATTGTGTAAGACAACGACTAGGCGTAACGTAGTGACATAAATCCGATATAATATATAGTCCACCAGTTTCAGAGTTTGGTTTTTGATTCTTTTTATCTTTATCTGCTGCTGGTATATCCACAAAAATCATGTCCCCTGCGTTAAGCGTGAAGTCTCCTGATATTGTAATAGATTTCTGCAAAGTAAACAACTGATTGTATCTCATAAGTGATTGATTCAAGATATTCTCAGGATCAAAGTTTGCTTCTTTTGATTTTTCAATTTGTTCATCTGTTGTTCCCGATGGCAATGATCCTTTATCAATCAACATGTATGTTGTTCTTGAAAATTTACCGACTGCCTCATCAAATTCGCTATTGAGTACGGGCAATTCTTTACCAGCCAAACTCAAATCACTTTCTGTTTGCCCTACATTCTTTTCAAGAACTCTATATTGACAGTTGAATGGATCGAACAGAACTACTCTAGTTGAATATGATCCACTTTCAAGTTTGCTTTGCACATTGATAGAATTATCACTATTCAATCTCAAAACTTTACCATCATATCCCTCAGGAATATTAGCACCTTTAGCATCAGGTGTCTCATTAAAAATAAGTTTTCTTTTTTGTTTTTGTTCTAAGAGTTTATCAATCGACTTAAAATTATATCCTTTACTAGTTTCAAAGAAAAAATAACCTGCGGTTTTGCCTGGAGATTTTGAACTAGGAATACCTTTTTTAGCCAACCAAGTACAAATGTAGAATGGTTTTTTATTATTTCCGAAGAAGTTATAGTTATTCTGAGTCTCTTCGATATCAAGAGTTTTATCAGTACCAATAAAACCCTTTAGAATATCATTCACATGGTCAGATAACTTTCCGTCATATCTTTTATTAACTCTGATTACTTGATTACGAATGTGTTCTTTAGAAACTAAGTTTAAAGAAACCATAGTCTTTTTGGCATCTTCAATAATTGGATCAACACTATTAACATATAAGGTTACTTCAAGTTTGTTCTTATTAGTATCCTTCATTTTAATCACAGCCTTCTCAGTTCCAACTAGAGGGAGACCTTCAAGGACAGATTTATCTTTAACAGAATTGCCAGTATCAACAAAAGACACACTCATTCTGATAGTCGATTCTCTAATACTCTCATAATATCTCAGTTCAATGACAGCCGAATTGATGTCGATACTTCCATCCTTGTTAGAAATAATGGAAAAACTATCAATACTACTAGCTCTTGCTTTACCCGAATCTAGTATTTCTTCTGCCATAATACTTCTTGGTTATATATTATTTATTGTCCCGCAGCAAGGGCATCTGAATAGTCATCCATTCCACCACCACTACCAACAGAGACTGGAACCATTTTAGTAGAAGATTTGGATTGTGATACGATATTGTTTATAACAGTAACTGGAACTACTGCATTCTCACCAGCACCAGATTCATAAGATGCATAGTTTCTAAGAACACCGATTGCAGCATCATACTTTGCATGATTCAAGGCATCTAAGAAACCAGGGAACTTATCCTCTAGTGCTTGAGTTGAATTGACATCCAGAATGAATTCACCATGAGTAAGCATCACAGGAATCATATCCTGACCTCTTCTACCAGACACTCTACCACCATAATACATCCTATTCTTAATCATACTACGCAGAACTCCACCGCCACTCCCATCCTGCCCACTCTTAGTCAGTTTATGTAAGTCAGATCTTTCTCCATCACCATTCCAATAAGTTGGTCCATAGTTATCAGGATCTGTTGACGCACCTGCCATTGTTGGAGTATGTAATCCTAATCTACCGTCTTTACCTGATGCTGCTTCAGCATGAGTCATCACGTTCTTTATATTAATATCACTGGGTTTCCAACCCCATGCTTTGGCGATTGTCGCAGCTTCAGTTGTCATAGCATTTAACTGCTTTTTCGTTGGAGCATATGACCAATTATAACCTTTCATAGCGGCAACTGCCAGTCCTATACCACGACTATTTCTATATGCGGTATGTCCCTCTTGAGTCCTAAAGTTGCTGTAGTCAGGATTTGATGGATACTTATTTCCATCTCCCGTAAAGAGAGCATGATACTTATTCCCAGCACCATAGGTGCTGTTATTACCCGCAGCGTTCCAGTGAAGATAAATCTCCCCCTTCTTGTTTATTTTTAACGCTGATGGATCAGTTGTTGCTTTACCGCCACCTGTGGGCCCTGATGTAGATCTTGTAACCTTTGCAGTTGCGCCAAAATTTGGAACTGCTGCTACTTTATTTTGAGTGTAATTATTATACCATCCAAAGTAATTATCACCAGGTTTTCTAGTCAATCCACCTTCAACACTATAACCTCTGAAATCTGTTCTTCCTTGTATAAATTCTCTTGCCTTGTCTTGAAGAGATGGATTTAAGATCGCAGCTGCGACAGATTTCATTGCGTTTTGAGACATTCCTGCAGCAGCCGCTGCTGTTGCAACATCCTTAATAGCAAACCATTCATCATTAGAATTGCCCCTACCTTTCTTTGCTCCATTAGGGAATTTCCAAGTAGGTTCATACTGCATCCTCCCAGTGACCAGTTCTTTGATTGTACTGCCACCATATGCACCAGATCCAAGTCTATTATAAATGGATTGTGCTACGTCTGCCCAGGATTGAGGTTCTCCATCCTCTCTAGATGCAACAGCAACCAGTGTCCAGAAGTCAGCATCTCCTCCACTAATATTGACTGTGCTAGTGGTTTTTTCACCATCACCATCAACACTAGGTCCAGTTCCACCAGTTGTTTGTTTCTTAAGACCAAGTTGCTTTCTCAGATCAGAGATAGCATTTGTGACTTTACTTGATATGATACCTTCTATATTTTTAGTAAGTGATTGGGTCATGTTTTGACCCTTCATCAACATTTCAACATCAACTTCACCACCACCAGCCATTCTCATCTGAGAACTCTTGATATCAAAAGTATATCTAGTCCATCTATCAAGACCACCAGCAACATTTCTATAATCAGTAGAGTTTGCTTTGTCACCTAACAAAGTCTTATATGCTATACCGAAGAGTGGTCCAAGGAAAGGCATCGTTGACATTTCCTTATTCACATCTTCAATGTATGTCATTGGACTAACATTCTTAGAATCCTTTGATTCTGGGAATATTTTTTTAACTTTCTTTTTGCCGCCAGTTTGAGATCCTACATTGATTTTAGTTTCTCTTGATTTTTCAGCATAAATTCTTGGCGGTTCTGATTTTTCTCTTTTGAGTGACCTACTAATAGCACCCATCTTTCTACCACCTCTGGTGATTCCACCAGAAGCATATTTGCTCATCATCTCTTTTTGAGCCTTATCATCTCCATAGATGTTTCCAAAGGAACCCTTACCCTTGAACAATTGTCCAAAGGTAACCATATTTAAACCTTCTCTTATATTCTCACGAACTCTAGAGTCAAGTTTAGCAAGATTTGTTGCTTGCTTCTTCTTATCTTTTGGACTTAAGAATGGATAACGAATTAGTTCAACTGCATATCTAAATGGAGCACCGACAATATCAAGCACACCTCCAACAATTCCAAGTTGAAGATTTAAAAATCTAGAACCTTGATACAATGCCCAGTCAATATACTTTCTTGGATCCCAGACTGCCTTTTTCTCCCATCTTTTCTTTGCGCCATCTTCAAGATCCTTTCCAGTTTTCTTCAGTTGGAAAGCACCTTCACCAATCGCAGAGGAGAGCAGACCTACACCAGCAATAATTCCCGCTGCTGCTCCTGCACCAATTCCACCCGCTTGTGCTGCTGCACCACCGCCTTGAGTTGCTGCTGCTTGAACACCCTGTTGAGCTCCCCGCTGCATTAACCTATCACCAGCTACATCACCAATGGCGTCAATTATCCCACCCTTTCCACCAGCAGCCGCAGCAAAGATAAGAGTGGTAATTACTGTTTCTACTGCACCCTCAAACTTTGAAAATGTATTAACTAAATTTTGACCTCCAAGATCATCAATAAATCCAATAGTCTTAGTTCTTAAATCATACGCACCTTTGACAAAAGAACTAAGCGCATCAATGGTCCCTATACCAAAATTAGCAATCCAAGTTGCTGCACTATTAATTTTGGGCAAAAACGCGATCATCTGTGGCAGATAATCAATCATCTTGAAAGCGATGAATCCTAATAGAATCTTACCAATAAAAGATTTTATTCTATCAAGGAATCCAAGTTTCGGACCTTTCAGAAGTTTCTTTTTTCCCTTATTTTCGTCATCTTTTTTTGGTTTCTCTAACTTATCTTCTTGTTTTGCTCTAGACTTCTTCTCTTCTTGCTGCCCTGCTTTCTTTTTCTGCTTGGTATAAAGTTTATTTTGACGACCAAGTAGTTTCTCAATATTAATTACTCTAGATTTAACTGATACAAGTCCTTTGTGACCACTCTTTCCTTCGCCACTAACTGGTTTAACAGATATTTTTTTAGTCTGAGTTTGAATCGATGGTGCGGATGGAAGTAATTTCATGTTTTACGAAATACCCAAAATCTTAGAGTTTCTTACTTTATCCCTAGAACTAAAGGAAGCACTGAACGTTGGAATCTGCTCTACTTCCATTAAGGAATCGGATTCATAACCACCTCCACCAGTATTCATAGAGACTGGTGGTTGAATAGTAACAGGAGGTCTAGACGGTGCCCCAGGTATGCTTACCTTTGCTTTCTTAGGTTGTAGTTGTGCAGTTGGTCTCACAGATCCAGACTTTCCCACACTCTCTTGTTGCATATTATTAGCAACCATCATCATCATTGGCAAAACATTATTAACTCCCATAATCATATTACCACCACCACCAAACATAGTACTATTAATATTTGGGGAGAAAACATTAAGAGAGTTGCCACCAAATGAAGCAAAGGTGTTTTTGCTTCCTCCAATATTCATCTTAGAACTAAATGATGGGTTGACGGACGCCATATTCTTTCGGACAGATCCCCCACCAATTTTTATGTTTGTATTATTAGTGCCGCCAGAAGTTCCTCCACCCCCACTCAAATTCACATTGACAGATGATGAGGGTTTTCCTCCTTCAGTTTCTGGTGGAGCAGGTTCAGAGTCTCCTTTTAATTTTCTTGGTTTTCCAATCATTCCACCGCCATGAGCCTTAATAACGTTCTGAACAATCTGTGGTCTGTTGGTTCCTCCTCCAGCAGCGTTCATTGATTCAAGAGCACCAACACCATACTTTTCAACAGCACCGCGAGACATTACAAACTCACCATCCGAAAGCATAGCAGGGACTTTATCAACACCCTTCTCACCACTAACGAATCCACCAAGAGTTCCATAGGTTCCAGCCAAAGACTTACCGAATTTGCCGACCATTCCCATCATACCGCCCATCATCTTACTGAAGACTCCTCCACCACCATCAAATTTTTGTAATGGAACGACTGCTCCACCGCCATTATAATTGGTACTTGGTGCTTTGATGTCTGGTAGAGATTCAGGTTTGAATGTGTCCTCAATTTTATTCGAGAGCATCACACCACTTCCAGCAACTGCTGCTGTTGTGATAAGACCAGTCAAGAGTTTTCCTTTACCCCCACCAAGGAATCTTGCTGCTCCACCCGCTTTTCCAATGCCTGCTCTTGCTGCTAATCCTAAAGCAGCCTTAGTTAATCCTACAGCACCTTTAACGAGTAGTCCTATCAAACCACGAACTAATCCACCAACACCAGTTCCAAATAATAAAAATGCCGCTGCAAATTTAGGCCAATGGTCACTTAAAAATTGACCAAGTGCTTTTAGTTTATCTTGATTCTCTTTTTTAGCAAACCAATCAATTAACTTGATTAAGAATTTGCCCAAGATAATTCCCATTATAAAGTCAATAATCTTTTGAAGGATACTCTTCACTGGTGCAACTATCTTCATAGCACCATCTACATTCTTTTTAAATCCTTTCTCAAGATTATTTTCTAATTTTGATCTCTTTTCTTTCTCTTGTTTTTTTCTTTGTGCTTCAGCAGTATCTCTAATAAGAGTATTTTGTTCCTTCAGTATTCCAATGATATTATCAAGAGACTTAATGATGTCTCCAATATAATCTTTATCATCTTCTTTTTCTTCCTTTGCAGCAGGTAAAAGTTTTGGTGCAGTAACTCCACCCAGTTTCTTCATGGGACTGGGTGAAGTAATATCTGCTGCTTTAATTTTTTTCTTCTTGACTTTAAATCTACCAGTCTTTCTCTTGATCTTCTTAAATTCTTCAGTCAGTATCTCTGTTTCTTCTGTAGGAATCTTACTATCTGCCATCCTACCAGCAGCCATCTTCTCTCTTAAGAGAGTTTTGTATGTAGCGTAGTCGATACCAATGGCATCATCAAGACCAAGAAGATTTAAGATTCTTTCATCTATTTCTTCATCAACCATCTTATCATCTGCATCCCCTTCGTACACGGCAAGGGCAGACTCTTTCTTTGCCTCGTCGCGTATAGAATTTATAAGATCGTCAAGATCAGATGCCATTTGCTTGCTGTTGTTTTAATTTTTCTTCTTCAAGGTGTTGTTGGAGTAACGCAACATAGATGTCACGTTCCCAAGGCATCATATTTTCTATTTCTGTTAATGAGTATTTATGATACTGCATTAAGGCAAAGTTTAATCTAAAGTATGACTCTAAGTCCATATGACTTAGACCTACCCGAAAAAACTTGCTAATCCCTCAAGCACAACCTCACTCTCAACTTTAGTTTCAGGATTTATTACATTAACAGTATGAGAAAGTTTTGGCATAGTAGCATAAAAATTTTCAATCTGTTGGAACTGAGAAGAATTCATGGAATCAATGAAATCTCTAATTTCCTTTTTAGTACAGTCAGCAGCAACCCAAACTTCATCAGAAGTGAAGATAGTATCAATACCTGAAGCAATCAATTCAAAAGATTGATCCATTTGATTGCCAGTTTCCAAATCAAAGTTGTTCTTGATGAACTCATCCAGTGAAGGATACTTCATCTGCATCATGATGCTATCGTCAAGTTTGATCTTGTTAGTATGTTCATCATTCTTTTGAACTTGAATATCATCCAGATTGATTTGGATCTTGACTGGAGTCTTTTCATCATCAGGACAAACTATATTAACTTCAATCACTTCTCCGACAGACTTACCGCGAATATTCAAGAAGAGATATTCAATATCAAATGTAGGCAGTTGCTCTACCTTGATACCTTTAGTCAAAATACAGTTTTTGATAACTGTTTTGATCGCTGTCGTGATTTGCTTTGAGTCTTCACTCTCCAATGCAATTACAAGAACCTTTTCTTCTTTTACTAAGAAAGGTCTGTACTTAACTTTTTCTCCTGTAGATGGCAACTCAAGTTCATAAGTTGGTGTAGAAATCTTTGGTAAAGGCATAATAACTTATTCAGTATGATTATTTAGAAGGTTGTTGGAAAGCCTTCGAGATTTGAAGTAAGAGATGTATCAAAGGCTCCCGTTGGAGTATCAAAATTGAAGTCTCCGTATTTAACTCCAGTATCAAACTTTGGTGGATTCAAGAATGAATTCTGAATGTCAGCTGCGGAGAGCGGATCTAGTGATCCAAACAATTGGGCAAGCATAGGATCAGTCTTTGATCCAGAAACTGTATCAATAAAGTATCTTACATAAGAGAATGATACTGTACATTTCAAAAGATCGGATGAATCATAAGTCACTGGCATTGATGAAACAGAGATTGGATATGCATTTACAAAATTATACCTCAATACATTATTATTGTAATCTCTCTCATATTTTGTAATTGCTATTCCACCATAATACTCATTGGGGAATCTCATTCTGTATGACATGTTTGATTGAGCAACACTGTTATCACCTGTCTGAGACTCCATAGCAATATATTTTATCCAAGCCTCAAAGAACCTGATAGGTAAGTAACTGTTTGGAGATGGTTTAGGAAAGAATTTTTCAATGTAAGACTTCGCACCCATAATACTATTAGGGGTAGGCAAGGATTGATCTTGCATGACATAGAAAGTCAGATCAATACGATCATCAAATAATCTACGATATGCGTGTCTCTCTGTTACACCGGTAAAGTCATTATTAATTTCTGTAGTTGCCAGAGATGATCCTGGTAAAACAGTCTCAGAACAACATAGATGTAAAAAGTTTTGATCAAAACCAATTAACCCATTATCTGTTTTAAAATTATTCCAAGTATATCCGCTTGTTCCTGCGGGTTCTCTAATATGAACATCAAAATGTGAAGTCGTCGCAGGTCGCATCAAATTGGATTTAATGTCAGATAACGATCTCCTCTTTGGCCCTGGTGCGAATGTCATCTATAAATAGATTTACGTTATATATTATGTAGCAGAGATAATGGGGGAAACATATAAAAGTAGATACTATCCAGAATTCCCAAACAAATACAAAGGCAATGTCAACAACATTATATGCCGTAGTAGTTGGGAACGCAAGATGTGCCGCTGGTGTGATCTGAATGAAAATGTTCTTCAATGGGGCAGCGAAGAATTTTCAATTCCATATCTATCACCTATAGATAATAGAGTTCATAAGTATTTTCCAGACTTCCTTGTTAAACTAAAAGAAAATTCTGGTAGAGTTAAGACATATGTAATTGAAGTTAAACCTAAAAAGCAAACACGTCCACCAAAAACGCCAAAGAGACAAACAAAGTCATATATCTATGAGGCAACTGAGTATGCAAAGAACCAAGCAAAGTGGAAGGCTGCTCAAGAATTTTGTGATGACAGAAGAATTGAATTTAAAATTATAACAGAAGACGAACTAGGTATTAAGTAATGCCAAGGAAGACAATCAAGCAAAGACAACAAAGTAGTGGTATAGATAAAGGTCTTTCTATTAAGAAAAACTTAATTGGTAATGAAAGTCCTGATGATATTATGGAATTGATTATGGAAACTTTTTCTGAAGAATTAGTTCCTGAAGTTGGTAGTTATTATACTTTTGTTTATAGTCCAACAACTCCAAACATACGGTATGACCAATATCCATTAATAGCAATAACAGAAGTATTTGCTTGGGGGTTTCGTGGTATCAATTATCACTGGGGATCATTTAGAAACTATGGATGGGGAGAAGTTGTTGGTAAGTTTCATCCCGTAAATACTATGGAGTTGAAAACAATGAGATCCTTGCCTTATGCAAATTACCTCATAAATAACTAAAAAACATAAAATGCCTATTCCAGAAGGTTGGAAACCACAGAGGGACGTAAAAGGATCAGAGAAGGCACCACTCTCGGAGTATTCTGCTATACTTCACAACCAACAGAAAAGAATTAACAGGGAAGACTTCGATCTACCTCCAAAGATAGATAAAGGAAGTATTAGACTTGTCACCGATGCAAAGACTGGTGAGATGCAAATGTATGAAACCTATGGATTTTTGGGTGGTGGAGATAAGTTGATTGGAACATGGAGTCCTAGTAATGAAGATGGTTGGTCACCAAGTGAAGAAAATAAATCCATATTTGATTCATATTTTGGATCAGATAATTCAAAAGGAAAAGAACAACTAAAACAGATCACCCAGTCTGGGAAAGCAAGAAACCTGGAAATTGCAACAGAACTTTCAACTTCAAAAGATCCAGAACTTGTTAAGGCTGGAGTGACATCAGCAGATGTAGAAGCACTTAAAGAAAAACCTGGATTAGTATCAGTTAAGAATACAGAAGTTAAAGATCCAGTTTCAAATAAAGAACTAAAAGAACAAAGAAAAGCTGCGGAACAAGCAACGCAAGATACAGAAAATGGTGAGGCCTCAAATACTGATTCAACCGAAGATGATAATCCAAAGATTGGTCTTCCAAAAAGCCTGGAGGGGGTTCAACAAAGGGATAAATATAAGACGAATATGAGATATCCCACAACACTTCTAGATGAATTTCAAGATTATCTGAAGATTCAAATGGTTGAATATAAACCAAGAGGTCTTGGTGCTCAAGGTGGATCATTTGCATTAGCTTCAAGATCTAATAATGCAGCTGCAGGTAGTAGAGAAATTTTATCTACAATTTTCCTTCCAATCCCTGGCGGAATCGCAGATAATAATACTGCTAATTGGTCTAAGGGGGATATGGGTATGTTATCTTCTATTCTTGCTGACACGGCCTTAAGTGCAATGGGAACTGGAGAAACATTCAAAAGTTCAGTAGATAGCACAAGTGCAGCCGTCGCAAATAATACTCAAGGTTTGAAGACTGCGGCCGGTTCTAAGATTGTTGAGAACCTTGCTAATGTAGATCCATTGAAAAGAAATCTTGGTGCTGTTCTTAATACCAATGCTGAGTTGTTATTCGATGGTCCTACCCTCAGACAATTTACTTTTACATATAAATTCGCACCCAGAAGTGATGATGAAGCAAAGGAAATAAGAAATATCATCAGAACCTTGAAACAAGGTATGAGTGCAAAGAAAGCAAATGAATTCCTATTCATCAAATCTCCGCACACATTCTTCCTAAGTTATCAACATAAAAATGAAGACCATCCTTACTTGAATAAATTTAAAGAGTGTGCTCTGACAGGATTAGCAGTTCAATATGCACCTGACGGTAACTATGCAACATATTACAGTGGTTCAATGGCTGCGTATCAAGTAACTATGTCATTCTCAGAACTTGAACCAGTATTTGATAGTGATTATGAAGGTGGTGGTAAAAATGGCGAGACATCAATAGGTTTCTAAAATGGGTTATTTCAATTACGTTCCAAACTTCAACTACGTTGATAGAAACTCTGGCGCAAAGATCGGAGACTATACAAAGGTCAAAAATCTTTCCAGAAGAATTAAATTAAGAGAAGATATTTTTCAAGAAGCAACTGTCTTTGAAAAATATACTATACGTGGAGATGATCGTCCAGATAATGTTGCCAATCAAATATATGGTGATCCACAACTTGATTGGTTAGTTTTAATTTCAAACAATATCATAAACATTCAAACAGAATGGCCGATGCCACAATTTGCATTTGATTCATATCTTATCGATAAGTATGGTTCTTATGAAAACTTGAACTCTACACATCACTACGAAACCAGAGAAGTATCAAACAGTCAGGGTGTTGTAATTGTCCCTAAAGGTTTGACTATTGAATCGGGATCAAAATATACTTACTATGATGCTTTTGGGAGAATTGAAGTGAATACTGGGGACTTCACTATAGAGGTATCAAATAAAGAATATGAAGAAAAAATAGAGGAAGCAAAAAGAAACATCAGTCTAATCAAACCAAGATATCTTCCAATCATTCTTGACGATATTGAATCTACAATGGAATACAAAAAAGGTTCCTCTGATTACATCAGCGGAACCTTGAAGTCGTCGGATAATATTAGACTTACTACTTAAACAACAGATTGAAATATGCTGCCACAACTAATAAAGTGAGGCAGATTTGATTATACTTCACTCCTCAGCAAGTTTTTGGAAGTAGGAGAGAGCATCATCCTCATCTTCATCAGTCTTGGTAGGACTCAGGTTGCTGAGTTCTTCCTTCAGATTAGGGGGGATGGGCTTAGACTCTTGACGGGAGGAGAAGTCGGGGGCATAAGAACCACGATCATTATCCTCATTGTCAGTCTCTTCGTCAAAACGACGGTTGGCAGGTTTCTGCCCCAGAACCATCTTCAGACGCTTATCAAGATCATCATATGACTTGAACTGATCGGCAGCGACCAGTGCCTGCAGTGAATATTGCTTCTTCCACAGTGCCTCAAGGGCATCGTCATCATCAAGAAGAGGAGATGGTGCTGCAAACTCTGAAGAATCATAGTTCCAATAACCTGCAACCTTCTTCAACTTCAGTTTGAAGTTTGCACCCTGCCAGAAGTCGAAGGGATTGATTGCAGTCTCATCTTCATACTCGGGTTGCATTGCTTCCATGACTTTATCAAAGATCTTCTTGCCAAACTTATACAGGAAGACTTTACCTTCGTTCTGAGGATTTGCTTTGTCCTGCACAACATAGATGTTGGCATAGAAGGATAGTTTACGCTTCTGCTTACGGACAGTATCTTTGTCTGCATCGATACCACTGTTCCAGAGTTCACGGTTATACTCAGAGACAGGATCTTTGCCACCAGTAGTGGTCAGGGAGTTCTCAATATACCATCCACCAGGTCCCTGGAAAGCGTGAGCGTATAGTTTTACCCAAGGAAGGTCTTCACCATCAGGAGCAGGCAAGAAGCGGATTACAGCGTAGCCATTACCAGTCTTATCCATTTCTGGTTTCCAAAGGCGATCATCTCCACCGCCGCCAGAGTTGTTTTGTTTCTCAACTTCTTTGACAAGTTTAGCAGTCAGAGAACCAAGAGTAGATTGCTTTTTAAGATTCGCAAAAGACATAGGATTTTTAGATTTGTTAGATTTGGTTTTTGTGGACTTCGTTATTCTACAGGTCTAGGTCTGTATTGTCAATCTGCTGACGCATAGTGATTAAGAGACTGTTCATGTTGCTAAAGATAACACTCATGTCTACGTCTTTCGGCATTCCCATAGCGACTGCCGATTCAGTGATGCGTCGTTTCATTTCGATTGCTTGAGGATCTTCAGACAAACTTAGTCGAGTATAAAGAGTTTGTTGTTTAGACAACAATTTCTCCAACAACTCAACATGCCGAACCTTTTCAGCATTACTCATTGATGGAAACTTAAAAACGTTACCATAAACATCTTCTTGCAACTCTGAAATTTCAACCATCTCAGAACGAACAAATTCAGAATCAAAGAAACTCATTTAACTTCTCCTAGAACAATCTCTTTCAGAATTTTTTTATAACGAAATACATCTATATGTAGGAAGGAAGAATATTTTCTAATTCTCAAACTTACGGTTTCCCACACTGGATCTGATAGATGTTGATCAAAGTCAATTCGATATCCAAGTATCTTATCAAGAATAATCATAGTCTCGATAGATACTTCACCTCTCAAATATGTTTTGAGAATTTCTGGATGACGTGTTCCATCCTTTGCAAACATAGCATCAAACTTACCAGTGAATATACGTTCGATCTCTTCTCTGAACAGATAAGAGAGGGACTGGGTTCTCTTCTTCCAATCAGTGTATCGACACTCACCTTCGCGTATCATTTCTCCTATCCAAAGCTTACCTGGATCAGTGCAAGTGATAAAATTAGATACAAAAAATTCAATTACCTCTTGATCTGATTTATTTCTTGCAAGTTTCTCAAACCAGAAGCGATCTTTTCTTTTATAAAAGGATTGTACAGTCGCACGACTTTTACCACAATACTTGTGGTAATCATACTTCTCTTTTGTAAAGTGATTTTTCAGAGAGAGGTATTGTTTGTAGGCATCAAAAGGCATCATGAAAAAGTAACAGGGTCAAATTTTTGCCGGAATTTTTTTCAGACAAAAATGAAATCAAATAGGCAATTTGGCTCGTGAACTTCGTTTTAGAAAATTAAGTTCCATTGCTTCACCCTTAATTTTTTCCTTCAAAGGTTTAGAGATTAGTTTTGATACAGATTCAACGTCAATATTATTCTTCTCGCAGAAAAATACTACCGCATCAATGTACGACATCTCAGGGTTGTCTAAAACAACATTCTCAATTTCTTGAGTGAACCTAGATGGGCAGTAAAACTTTTTCTCTAGGACCTTTTCTAGATCATTCTCCATCTCTCGTCCCAGTATTGTGATGTACAAATTCTTTAATATATCTCACTAGAAGCTTAATATAGTCCCCTTTGTTACGTTTGTCAAATACATGAACCTCACCACCAGGGGTGACCATCATAGTGATGAGTTTTGTAATAGGAATACCTGTCATCTCATAATATGCAGAAGCATAAAACATTTCTTGAACAAAGTAGTTCTCACACCATGCTTCTGGTTTAATTTTTTCGGATGTTTTGAAGTCGATAACTGCTAACTCCCCTTCGTACTCGGCAATACAATCAACTCGCCCAGCAAGCCCAAAGTATTCCGAGTAAAGAGTTCTTTCAATAGCATGTATATTATTTATCTTATCCAATTCTGGTTTCAAATGATGAAACATAAACTTAGATAGTGGGCGATAGTCCTCCCAATTTAACTCTTTATTGAGAAGATAATCCTGGGCCACTTCATGAAAGTCAGTACCACGGGCAGTTGCTCTTTTAGTAATACGATTTGCTTCTTCAATACCAATTCTCTTTCTCCACTTAACAAAAATTTGTCGATTGTAGAAAGAAGTCACAGACGTAATAGAAGGCACCCACTCTCCATTAGGTAAGTTATAGAGACGGATGCCATTCTTTTCTTTCTTTGTCAGTTCAATCTCACCGAGATAATTATGATGAACAAAATTCATAAACCAAGATCCATTTTAGCAAGTAGATATTCTTTACAGAGGCCAGATCTAACAATGTCTTCGACACCAAATTCGATGATATCTATTGAAGGCATTGATCTGAGAATATTCATAAAGTCAATGATGCCATTTCTCTCATTAGTTTTAATGAGGTCTGTCTGTGTGGCATCTCCACAGAACATAATCTTAGAGTCTTCACCAACACGAGTGATAATTGAATCTAATTCATGGAAATTTAAATTTTGGAATTCGTCAACAATGATGACTGCCTTATCAAGAGTTGTACCACGAATAAAAGAAGTACTCCAGAAACTAATTGTATCCTGAGTTTTGAGATTTGCATAGAGCATCTCAAAGTCAGCATCACTTGGCATCTGGAACATGTACTTTACCATGTTCTTGTATGGAATCTGGTAAAGCGAAGATTTATCTTCATGATCTCCAGGAAGAAAACCAATCTCCCTGGTTGCTACCAGAGAACGAACGATATAGATCTTTTCATATGGAGTTGTCTGGTCAAGAACATCAGATAGTGCATTGTACAAGGTAATAAATGTTTTACCTGTACCAGCGCAACCATAAGCAACTACGTTCTGGTTTTTTTCATAACTATTAAATAATAATTTTTGATTGTCTGTTAGTGGATCAATGTCTCTTAGAAAGTCGCTATTGATAGGTTTCTTTCTCTTCATCTGTTTAGCAGTCAATCCTACACCAATAGGTTGATCAGATTTTTTTCTTCTTGGCATATGAAATTAGATGGGGCGAACAATAGAGCGGGGGGCTTTAGATGCTTTATGAAGTACATCATTCCAACCTGGATGAGACTTCTTTAATTTGTCATAGACCTCTCCAATTTCACCACAACTAGGTGCAGTGGATGGATCACTCCAGTCTCTATCCCATTCAGGGTTATCTAATTTCCACTGATCCCATTCATGAACACTGAGAGTTACTTCTTTCTGTTCACCAGTTTCCTTGTTAACAACGGGGTATGTAGCCATAAAATAATCTCAAGTGTGTGTTTATTTATTAAGGAGTGTCAAGTCCACTCCATTGCTTCTGCAACAGCAGGGAACTGTTCAATAAAGATCTTCTTAGCACCCAATGCAATGTCCATATGCTCCTTCTGTGTGCCATTTGCAGAGCGCAAATCAATATAATGGATCCATGACCTCACAGAGCCTGTCATGTAGATCCTAGTAGGGCAGGCCAGGGGCAATACAAACCGGGCACACTCCTTTGCGATCGATGCATCAAGCATCTCCTGGTAGAGTTTCATTCCTTCTTCAAAGTGCTTCTGCATTTTGATCTGGAATTCTTGACGGACAAACGGGTCAATATCATCAATAGAATTCTGACGATTCTTGGTGTCTTGTCTGCGTAGTTCAGGTAGAGGGATCTTCTCCGCGAGTAGGGAAGAATCAGCATAGCGTTGTGAAAATTCTTGATATGTAAACGAACGGTGCCGAAGCACTTGGGCCGCAATACCGCGTGTGGTATTCAACTCCAAAGTCATATATGCTTGCTCAAAAATGCTCCAGTGCTGATGCTTAACACAATACTTGAGCAGACCAGAGAACTTTTCATTCTCTTGGTTGTTGGGGTTTGACACACGAGCACAGTATGCCATGTGCTTCTCTGCATCAGGAGTTGCGCTGATTAGTTTTACGTTGTTCTCGCTCATCAAGTGTCTCGTTAATAATGTCTTTTAATTCCTGTCTTTCTAAATCAGTAAAGACATTTCGTTTTGGTATTACCAATGGTGGATAGGATTTCTTTGATGATGTTTTACCACCACTATGAATACTCATCCCTTGTGTATCTATCTTATCCATCGTCATCCTCAAAAACTTCGTCGTAATCTACTATGTAGTTAGAAGCAGGATCATCAAAATTTTCTTGCTTAGTCGTGTATACATCTACATCAGAAAATACTTCACTCTCCAATGCTTCCACAAGGAGTTTGAGATTTCTCACTATCAACTTAAGTTTCTCTCGTTCCATGAGTATAAATTATGATATTTCAATTCTACATTAAAAAAGGAGGGCAGTCAACCCTCCCTGCGATCAGACTAAGTTAGCATCCTCCTACAAATTCTTTTACAGGTAACTTGGTCATCATCGCATTCTATAAGACAATTGTAATAATCGTTTATTAGATCTGATTCCTCCATAGAACGGTTTAATGTATTTGACAATTTCTCTACGCTTTGTTTCCACCCCGCCAATTGATTATAAGAAATTAAATTGTGCATAATGCCCTCCATTATACTTTATATTAAGGACATAACAACATACCAAAAAAGTTTTGGTTACATACGCCATATCCTCTCAATTAATTCTACCATATTTATGTTGAAAATTAAATAATTTCAGTATCTTCATATACATTTCTTACAAATAAACATAAGTACAAAAAAAGAGAGGGTTTGTAGCCCTCTCTGTAAAGTAAGTTTGTCTAATTCACTTAGTGTAAGTCTTACCACGATAGCAGAAAGTCCCGTGAGACTCTTTGCTTTCTACACAACGAGTAGAATACTCAACACCACGATATGAGGTGTGGGTAATCTGTGCGTCATGAATAGCAGATGCTTTGTTGATCTGCTTCTTGATCATGTTTAGTGTGTTCATTTATCAGTCTCCTGAAGTTAGGGTTTTTAATCCCCGTTCCTTCAGTCGTGTGCGTCCCATATACACTCAGGTGTAGATTCCTTTACGGTCTCTATCAACTCTACCTTAAAAGCATTTGAGATATTCTCATTTGCTTTCATCCTCAGCATAATAGCATCGGCTTGTTGGCAGGTGAGTGATGAATAGAATAATAGTTCTAACATGGAATCAACGGAACGGTTGCGCGACTTACTTGCGTCCTGCAGTGTCTTTATAAGCTATGTGCCTAGCGACTACCACTTGGATGAACGATAGGTCTAATTATAGACCTCATATCTTATTTAGTCAAGTGTCTTGGTATTAACACGAACATATGTAATTATGTTTATTCAAATAATTCAAAGTCTCCTTGAGACCGCCACGATGCTTCAGTCCAATTGAGATTTGTGGATACTCTGCATTGATACCAAACTCTGCATGAAACTGTTTATCTGTAAAGTCTTCATCCAAAAAGTATTCATGGAAATCTTCGTGAATACTTTTCAAGAGCATACCAGCCCGTTCACATTCTTGACTACCGTTACTGTAAATTACTGCTTGCATCTTGTTAGTTGATACTTATAATGTTCTATTTAATCTATTCTCTGCTTGGTCTGGGAAGTCTCTTGGTCTGCTATCAGTAGCATTATCAGTTCTGGGTGAACCTTCATTTGCTTTCATCGTATGCTGAAAGTTTGCTCGTTTGTATCTTAATCCTAATGGATCAGGCATCCAGTATGTTACTTGCCAATCTTGATCAGGACATAACTCAAGATGCTTCTCTACCGAGTGATTGAAGCTACCCATTTGAACATGTCCATCATGAGTGATACATCTATCATTACCAATGCCAACTAGGAATAGCATCTTACTACTCATAGTAGTTCTTGCTCTGGGTTGAGATTTTTTACAAATTGCACAGGATTTTTTTCAGACCTATGTACCCAATGGTACTGCATACGTTGAAAAATAGGGTTCCATGTTTGCACACAGAAATAATCAATCCCTTTGCCTCCAGTCAGAAATATCATCCCTCTTAAACCAATTCTTAATGTCGTCAGCATCAGTAAATCCCGTTTTGTGATTGGATGGGTCGGGATCACCTAATCCCATCTTATTCAGAAAATCGTCGGTACTACCTTCCTCAATCTTATATGCGATTTGACGACGAGCCATTTTTAACATCTCATTAGCAGATGTATTTGCTTTGGCAAGTTTGTTTGCCCAAATCATATCAGACAATTTTACTTCTTCTCCATTTGCAATACATTTGCAAATAAATTCCAGTCGTAGTCTATACTGCGTGGAAAGCATATTTGGAACACTCCTACTGGTGTATTTATTCTATTGCTTTAGGATCGATACCATACTCATCTACTAATTTGTCGATGATGGTATCATTCCCAGAAAGTTTTTCAATCTCATAAATTGAAGACTTTTGATATTTCTTTAATCCTTTATACTTTTTGATAATCTTATTGATTTCTTCTGAATTGATATTGAAGCGGATGTTTCCATCCTTATTCGGATCATCAGCAAAACCTTTAAATCCTGCGTTCATTTCTTCTTCTTAGTTTCTTTTGGTTTATTTCCCCACAACTTGGGGTTCATCTGGCCGAATCCAAAATCAATCTTTTGGACTGCTCCAGCACCGTACTTATCATAGTACATATCAAATAATTCTACAGTCTTTCTACATCGAGTAAGGTCAATATGCTGAACCCCATCAACAATGTAATAGACTAGTCTTGCATCATTTGGAAGTGACTTGTCATTCGCTGCTTCAATAGTTGTTTTCTCTTGTAGAATCTGACAACTATAGTCTGAAGGATTTATATTCGGTTTGCCTGTACCAAACTCTGCCATTTGTTCTTCCTGTTCCTGTACAGCTGCTGTCATGAGCGACCTCCCCATTGAATATCTGGATATGCATCCTTCACGTTTTGAAGAGTAACTTTATATTTTTTTTCTAGTGCCCTGTCCTTGATGAGGATAAGAACTTCTGCCTCTAGTGGATGAAGACCGCGAAGAAGATTGATAAACATCATCTCTCTACGGATATTATTGAGAGTATCATTACCACCTTTTACAAAGTGATAGAGACTATGCCACTCACGACGGAGAGAGGTCTTGCCTCGTCCATCCATATCTTGTCCAGTAGCAGACTCTCCACCCCTTGCTTCTTTAGCGATGTTCTCTGAGAGTGTTCCAGAATAGACTGATTGATCTTCCGCATCACCATAAGGAACCTCTCCCTTAGGAAGAAGACTAATTACAGTCTCATCATAATTAAAGATGAAAATACTTTTCAGAGAATCATGTTCATACTTCTTGAGCACTTCCACCTTCTTAGCAGCAGAACGTTGCTTTGATGCAAGTTCTAATACTTCATACACAAAGGGATTGGGAGGAAGATCAGGGATCTTTGTAGGCGTTTTAGGATTCGTTGCCGCCTTCTTCTTCGTCGTGGTCATAATCGTTTTCAAATCGTACTGCTAAAATTTCATCGGGTAGAATGTTACCATTCTCATCAAACATCTCTGGGTGTGTATAAACTGGTTGAGTTTGGTAGAAATGTTCTTTTGCTAACCATCCTACCACACCTCCTACAAAAAAGAACATTATGGAAATTAATGTTCCAAACGTGAGAGCTACTGCTATCATCTTTCTACTCCAGACTATTTTTTTCTAATGTCCAAATAGAAGTTTAAATGTAATACAATCTCTTTTTGGAAAAAGGAGATCATTTTACCAAACTTTATTTGAAAAGTTTTGGGCTTCTCTGGGGATCTTCTCCTATTCCGTAGTAATAATTCCACACCCCGATTTATATTCTGGGGATCTGACTTATTTAGTGCGCTTTTTTCGTCGTCCTGGTTTTCGGTCATCACTATATCTCCTAGCATCTTCAGTGATACTGAACAAATATGCTTTTATTTTTCTTGCTTGGGGTTTGGGAATGTGGCCATAACCCTCACGTAGTTGTTTATGAACATCATCAGAACCACCTTCTAGATATACTTCAAGGTCTTCTATGAGTGAGAAGAGTTCCTTAATAGTTGTGCTATCGAGGAACTCGTCAATCTCATGTTTCTTTGTTTTTATACCTCTCAAGTAATCGTAGAACTTTAAGTTCATCTGTCCCCCAAAGGCATTGTCAATTGCGTGTTCGACTAAATCGTAGATGTCGTTGAGGTTTTGTTCCATTAAACTAACTTATGTTCCTTTAGATATTGAACTGTTTCCGTACATCCACCGATAAGAACATCATCTTTCAGAACTCTGGGAAAAGTTTGACCTTGGCCAAACTTTTCGTAGAACTCTGGTCTCTCAAAGTCCCTACCTAATTTCTGAACCACATACTTAAGTTCTGCAAGTTGAAGAACTTGTTCTATTTTAGTGCAATAAGGGCACCCGTCGCGTGAATAAATCGTGTACATATTTTGAATTTTATTTAGGGGTCAAATGTTTTTGAGTTAGAGGATGATAACTTTTTACTTACTGTAAGTATCATACATTTTTGTATCATCTTCTTTCTTGAGTTCGGCAGCAAGTTCTTTTTCAGTCTTGAGATGTTGAGGTTTGTGCTCTCTATCCATAGGTTTAGAAGGATCAAAGGGATCTCTTGTGAGATTTTTGATAACAATGAATGCTTCTTTGTTATACTTACGAGTGCCAATAGGTGATTGCCATTTCTTGTTATAGACTTCACCGACATCAATACCAGAAACTTGAGTTCCTGCCATCTCAACTACGATGTTATCTCCTTCTTCCCACCCATATTTTTGGGCAAGAGAAGAAATTTGTTCATAAACAGATGGAGCATCCATTACTCGATCTTCTGGTTCAAGATTTCCGAGCATATAAAAAGATCAACAGGCCTTTAGTATATCATACTTTTTTTCTTGGATCAACAGGCCTGAATGGACAATCGGAACATCCAGCACCACAACATCCTCTACTCATTTTACTTCTCCAATAACCCAAGATCTCATACCAAACGGAGTGTCAGCAATCAAAGTTTGAGTGTGCTCTACTACCTCTGGTGGGACAACTAAACAAAACCCAATACCAAGATTGAATACATTTTTCATTTCATCTTCAGAAATATCTCCTGCCTGCTGGATCTTGTTAAAGAGTTCTGGTCGTTCCCAAGCAGAGTAATCAACATCAACTGCAAGACCCTTTGGAAGGCATCGTGGGAGGTTCTCAGGCAGTCCTCCGCCTGTGATGTGTGCCATGCCTAGGATGGGAACTTCATCCAACAGGTGCTGAATGAGACGGGCATAGATGGTTGTTGGAACCAGCAGCTCAGGCATCTCCTTATAGTAAATGTAATTTCTGTTAAGCAAATAGTTAACAAGAGTATATCCATTACTATGAAGACCACTACTCTCAATGCCAATGACTACATCACCAGATCGAATATTAGTTCCATCAACAATATCATGCTTCTCTACAACACCAGTACAGAAACCAGCAAGATCATAATCAGTTGCTCTAAAATGTTCGGCAGTTTCTCCACCTAGTAGTTCCATTCCTGCCATAGCACAACCGGTGGCAACTCCATGAACAATGTCACTGACGTTAGCATCAAGCGATTTGGTAGAAATATAGTCTAGAAAATATAATGGTTTAGCGCCAGAACATATAACGTCATTGACGCACATAGCAACGAGATCCTGACCAATAGTTGTGTAATCATTAGCAATCCTACAAATGTTAATTTTAGTTCCGACACCATCAGCACCAGATACAAGTACAGGTTTCTCATATCCTGATGGCACTTCCATCATTCCATTGAACCCACCAATGTTAGGTGCCAGTGCTTTGATGTACTCTACAAAGGATCTACCCTTGATAATGTCAACACCAGAAGTTTTGTAGTCCATCAATAAATTTCTCCTTTAGCAATTTGTTCACGACGTTTTAGTTTCCATACAATATAATCCATTGTTGGGATACATATAGGGTTCCAACCAACAAAGGTGGTTGACTCTCCACTTGGTATCTTCCAACACTCAGCATCATCATTCTCAAGGTCTAATGACTTACGATACTCATCCTCACCAAACATAACAACAGCTCGCTCTGCTTGGTTCAAACTTCTAAAGCAATCGAAACCAAGTTTTCTAATCTCATCAGGGATGTGGTGTTTCATAATAATGCCTGCAGACCCTCATTTATTAGTCCCCTACTTTTTCGAGTAGGACATATACTAACAGATGTCGGCATTGTGTCATCATGTTTGAGTTTATCAACACTCACTACTATCATATCATCATTTGAAGTATTATGAACAATCAAGTAATCAAACTCTTCACCAGTATAGTTCCCAGTCCCCTTGTTTCTCTTTCTTCTAAGGTCAAGGGTATTGGGATTATATCTCTTATCTTGAGGGGTGAATCGTTTGATCTGCAATCTCTTATTATTCTTCTCTACCATAAAATCCCAACCTTTATCAATAGTTGGTGATATGAGTTGGTACTGTTCATCATCAATGAATTCATACCATGCTTTTGCAAAAGCATATTCACTTGCCAAACCTCTCAATCTATGTGGTTTCATTGAATAGCAAGGGGTTGTAGTCGGTCAAGAATATAACGATAGGCAGGAACGATATCTCCTTCGTCCTTTCTGAATAGATCTTTATCAAATCTTTCATCACTACCAATCTTCCAGAGCCTCATGCTATCGGGACTAATCTCATCGGCAAGTAGCAACTCACCATGAGCAGTATATCCATACTCGATTTTGAAATCTACAAGATCAATACCCATGATGTAGAACATCTGACGGAGATAATCATTGATACGCAATGTCATCTCAACAAAGGGTTCAGGATCATATCCCATCAAACGCACACGGTCTGGTGTCAGTAAAGGGTCATGCTTACTATCATCTTTCAAGAAGAATTCTACAATAGGATGAGGCAGAGGATAACCTTCCTTGAGAGTTGTCTCACGAACAATAGATCCAGCAGCACGATTACGACAGATGACTTCCAGAGGAACGATGTCTACACTCTTACAGATCATCTTGTTAGCACCAACCATATCAATATAATGGGTTGGGATAAATTCTTTGGAAAGTTTTTCAAAGATGATAGATGAGATGCTACAGCAGAGAGATCCTTTTCCTAAAGGATGATCTTTCTTCTCTCCGTTCCCTGCAGTCACCTTATCATGATATTCAATGATTACACGGTCAGCATCATCTCCCTGATAAACAGTTTTGACCTTTCCTTCTACAATTACTTCCATAATTTTTTTACTGTGAACGATCCATCTTTGTTATCTATCCATTCAACTTCATCACCTGGTTCCCAATTTAATTCAGTTAGAAGTTCCTTAGGTATGGTAATCACACCTTCATCTTCAACAGGAATATTATAAATCATTTTGCTTTCATCACACCCAGTCACCTCAGCTTTGTAAGTAATAGTAATTTGATTATATACTTCGTCTCGGTTATCGCTGTTGTATACATGACAACGTTCGATCTTAGCATCTAATATATTCACTACGTTATCTAGTTGATGTTCAACTATAAACTTTTTAAATCCATCATCCATCCAACTCTTGTTAGATCCTGGTATGTTAAATCCTTCCATTATTCAATACCTTTAGGGAAACTTTCAATCTCAGTCAATTCATAATCCCAGTCTTCCATGACTGTATTGGCATAGAAACGATCAGAAAGCATTTCAATTTCTTTCACTGCATACTCTCTGGTCGGTGCTTCCATCCAAATATCAATTACCTTACCAAGTCTAAGTTTCTTGATATTCAACTCAGACAATCGTCTACTACCATCTCTCACAGCATTACCTGGAGAGTCATCAACCTGTGATCTCAGACGGATGAATACTAATGCTTTAAATTTAAGCATAAAAAAGAGGGTGTTTAACCCTCCTAATATATCATTCTTCAGTTTGTTTGTAAAGGTCTTCCAGTTTTTCTCTGGATAGATCTACATACATCAACTCTTCACCTGCTTGTGGTGCCTCAGGATGCTTTGGTTTGGGAGGATTCCTCATCTCTATGTTAATAGATTGAATGTTAGCCCACATCATAGCGAAGGCACCACCGGCAATGAGAGCGAAGCATGTGAAATAAAGAAAGACTTCAAAACTATTCATTATGCTTCCTGTAATGATTGAACTGTATTGTGAAGTTCTCCAATGTCTAGGAGACCTTCTGCACTGAACCAGGGAGCATTCGCCCAACTAAACCCCTCACCCATTGTGCTATCGGGTGCTGTGATATACCAATGACATGCGGTGTCTGGTACATCTACTGCACATTTAGACCAATCGTCGCTCCACTGTGGGACTTGCACCCACATTAGAGCAGCAAACATAAAAGTGAATAGAGATTTAATCATGTCTTATTAAAGGTTTTGCGTGGTCAAGAATTTGTCCTCAAACTGGCATAATCAAAAACTTTCTGAGGAATATTAATTCCTAATGATTCTTCAAATCCTTTGAATCCTGGAGCAGAATTTGCTTCACAGATTTTATATCCGTCATCGTGAAATAATAAGTCAACCCCAGCAATATCAAGATCAAGAGCTTTTGCAACTTGAATACTAAGCATTTCCAATTCGTCATCCACATCGTATGCTTCCCCTTGACCTCCACGGGAAATATTGGCTTTAAATGAACCATCAGTAGATTTGCGTTGCATAGCACCAACAACTCTACCACCAATAACAATTACCCTCAGATCTCTTCCTTCTGATTCTTTAATATATTCCTGAACAATCATAGAATTCTTAAAGTCAAGAGAAGAAATAAGTTCCGACAAATCTTCAAAATGTTTAGCGTCTTCACAAAGAAAAACACCATCTCCATGTGATCCAGTTATAACTTTCAGGACACAAGGAAATCCCACTACCTTTTCAACTAACTCAGATTTACATGGAAATCTAGTCAGCATAGTTTTGGGAATAGGAAGTCCTGCTTGTGCCAAAATTTGATTGGCATGAAACTTATCCTTTGATGCTTCAATAGAAGCAGAATTAGGAAGAGTTTGGACATTCATTCTCTCGAATTGTCTGAGAACACTGAGATTAAAATAGTCAGTGCCACTCCCAGTACGAGCAAGTATGCCGTCAGGCAGAGAAACAATATCATTACAATGTCGAATAGATTTACGGTCATCTCTGGATACAATCAAATCAATTTCGTTAGCATAAACCAAACGAAGATCGATATTATATTTATCTGATTCTTCAACAAATCTTTGTCTTTCATAGATCTCTGTGGTGAGACGATTACCAAGCATCCAGAGTTTCATCAGGCTACTCCATTAGCACTATCTACATCTTCAGAATAAAGAGTATCATACATAGTTCTCATCTTCTTCAGGTCATTATCAGTATATTTGGCAAATCCTTCAAAACGACGATAGATTTGCCAGTAACGTTCTTCCCATGAAGGATGGTTTTTATTCTCCAGGTCTTCATCCATCGTGATCTCATATTCATCACAGATCTTACGCTGCTCTGCTTCAAGCACCATATCATTGAAGACCAACGACATAGCACCAGAGCGAATGGAGCAGGGAGACATACCCACACAGAGCATGAACTTCTCAAACAGTTTGAAATACTGAGTGGCATTGAGATCAGCAGCAGGTGCAGTAATCACATAATGCTCTTCGGGAATGTAGTCATCAACAACAGTAGAACCAAATCCACTACCATAGGTGGGAGTGAAGGTAGCGTCAAACTTGAACTGAACTTCTGCTTCGTAGGTCATGTCTGTGATGTGTATGAGAGTATTATACAATAAAAAACCACCCCCGTCAAGGGAGTGGTGACAGTTTAGAA